AACCTAGTCTCATTCCAGAAGATAGCGAGTATAAGAGTATCTATGATTCTGTATGGCAAGCTGATTACGGTGAAGCAGGAGGGCACAGGGGCGTTAACTGTCGCCACTTACACATCCCTTTCATTCCTGGTGTTAATACCAACAATCAACCAAAGATTGACCCAAAGCTCAACGAAGAAATATCAAACGCCCGCGACACTCAACGCCGAATAGAGCGCGAGATAGTCAAATACAAAAAGAATCAAATGGTTGCTAGTGAATTGAATAGCCCGAACGCTGCTCATTGGAAGCAGATGGTTAGAAAGAGACAAGGCGCTATGCGTGAACACTTGGACAGAAACCCCGAGTATTTGAGGAGGAATTACGGACGCGAGGCGGTGTATACTCCGTTAGATACTTTGTTGAAAGACTTCTCTTATAAAAAATAAGGAGGTAATCCAAAAATCTCCGTTCGCTACTCGGTTATGTAGCCAGTCCATTGCATAACGGACTAAAAACGCCATATTGCATGACCTGGGCAAGTCATTAAACTGCCTCCCGTTTTGCGAAACGTAAAATCGCGACCTTTCGAGGACAAGACCTCGTAAATAAATGTAGAGGATGATGGAGAATGAATAGAGAAGAATTAAAAGCACTTGGTCTAACAGATGACCAGATTAATAGCGTCATGGCAAGTCACGGAACGGTGGTCAATGCGACAAAACAAGCGCTCGAAACGGTGACGACTGAAAAGGATGACTTGAAAACGCAGATTGCTGACCGTGATACTCAATTGACGGCGCTAGGAACCAAAGTTAAGGATAACGACGACTTGACAGCCGAGATTAATAGGCTTAAAGACGAAAACACGAAAGCCACTACTGACCTTCAAAGCAAGTTAGACAAGCAATCGTTTGATTTCAACCTCGAAAAAGCTTTGACTGTTGCTGGTGTACGTAATGCAAAGGCTGTACGCGCTTTACTAGACACGGAGAGTATCAAGGTTGACGGCGACAAGTTGTTGAACTTGGACACTCAATTGGACGCGCTGAAAGCCTCAGACGCCTATTTGTTCGCGGACGCAACAGCACCAAAACAACCGGCAAGTCCTAGAATCGTTGCACCTGGCAATCCAAACGGCGGGACAGGTACGGCAATGACGAAAGAAGCATTTAACAAACTTTCTTATAAAGAGAGAGTGCAAGTTAAAAAGGATGACCCGACAACTTACGAGAGTTTGACGGGCAAATAATAGGAGGTTTTTATATATGGAGAAGAACAAAGGGTTTTTAAAGCTTAACATTCAATTCTTCGCACAAACGAAAATGGCTAACATGGTGGATCCGGAAGTAATGGCGGATATGATTTCCGCAGAACTTGTAGACGCTATCCGCTTTGCGCCACTAGCGGTTGTTGACACGACACTACAAGGGCGCCCAGGTTCAACACTCACGGTTCCCCGTTTCAAGTACATCGGCGATGCGGTAGACGTTGCAGAAGGTAGCCCGATTGATCTTGCACTATTAGAAACTGCAACAGAAGACTTTACAATCAAGAAAGCCGGTAAAGGTGTTGAAATCACTGACGAAGCTATTCTTTCCGGTCTAGGTGATCCGGTCGGTGAAGCGGGCAAGCAATTGAAAATGTCTATTGCTAACAAAGTGGATAACGATCTGTTGACGGCGTTGGAAACAACGACACTCATTTTCCCAAGTGCAAGCGGCATCGACATCGAAGCGGTGGACGCGGCACAAGGTATTTTCAATGATGAAGACGCTGAGGGTATGGTACTTATCGCTAACCCTAAAGACGTTGCCAAACTACGCAAGTCGGCGGGGACTGATTGGACACGCGCCTCTGAACTTGGAGACCGCATCCTTGTTTCGGGAGTATTTGGTGAGGTGTTGGGCGCTCAAATCATCCGTTCACGTAAAGTTACGGAAGGTACAGCGTATCTAGTGAAAGTTGGCGCACTTGCACTGTTCATGAAACGTGATGTTGACGTTGAAGATGATCGCGACATTATCCACAAAACAACTGTAATTACTGCTGACCAACATTATGGGGCTTACCTGTATGACGAGTCGAAAGCAGTTAAAATCACTACAACGCCATAAGGAGGGACAATATGCTAATCAATCGGCATAAGCAAAAGCGCGAAGCAACGGTTCAACCCGAGCCGAGACCAAAGGCGAAAGAAACATTGAAACCGAAGAAGGAAAACACCGCAAAAGGTAAGGAGTGAGGATATGCCATATCTCACGTACGCCGAATTCCAAGATTTCGACACGACAGGAATTGACGAAACGAAGTTCGAATCCTTGTTACCGAAAGCATCTGCCGTCTTGGACAATATCACGAATCACTATTATGTGAGGAATGATATTTTAGTGGATAACTCGTGGCGGGTACGCAAGTTTAAAGAGGCGTTATCTGCACAAATCGAGTATTTTAATATCTTGGGCGCAACTAGCTTCGAGTCTATCAACAGCGCACCACAGACGTTCTCGGCGGGACGTACAACCGTAACCAACAACAGTCGAAGCGTTGCTGATGTGTCGAACGCGGGCAAATCACTAGCGGCAGAAGATGTCTATATATATTTAGAAGGCACAGGGCTTCTTTATAGAGGAATAGGTGCAATGTAACAGCGTTTCGGTTATAGTTAAGTTGCGGGCTAGGGATGTACACCCGAACGGAAGGAACCCCCCTTCTTGCCCGCGTCAATACACTAGGGATTATCTAGGGAGGTAATCAGTATGACGAGACTTATCGATTTGATCGGGAACGAGTTTGGTAGGCTGACAGTTGTTGAAAAAGCTAAGAACGCGAATGGTCGAGTTTCGTGGTTGTGTGAATGTGATTGCGGGAAATTGAAGGCAGTCAGAGGTGAAGACTTGCGGAGTGGTCATACTCAATCTTGTGGATGTTATCACAAAGAGGCTGTCAGAAATTCAGCTTCCAAACATAACAAATACGGGATTAGGTTGCACACGATTTGGCGCCACATGAAAGAAAGGTGCGATAATCCGAATTCTAAGGATTATCATAACTATGGTGGACGCGGCATCACATACGTTGACGAATGGAAAGAGCTTAATCCGTTCTATGAATGGGCGATGAATAACGGGTATTGCGACAGTTTAACGATTGACAGAATAGATGTGAATGGCAATTACGAACCTTCCAATTGCAGATGGGCAAGCAAGAAGACGCAAGCTAACAACACCAGGACTAATGTCCGTTTAACCATCAATGGCGAAACGAAGACTATAACTGAATGGTCCGGAGAAACAAACGTCAAGGTCGGCACTATATGGTGGAGACACAAAAACGGCGTAACTGGTCAAGATTTAATTAAAGAAGGAAGATTGAAGAAAAGGACCTAAACAGGGTTCTTTTTTTATTCCTTGGAAAAGGGGCGAACACATGGTAATGCCTAAGCCTCCTAAAGAGTTCTGCGTAGATTCCTTTATCTATAAGGAGTACGCAGGCACAAACAACTATTCCGAACCAATATATATAGATCCTATCATTATTGCAAACTGCCGAATCGACAGAGGTTCATACTACACGTCCACAACGAGCGGCAAAATGTTACTGTATAACGCGGTGATATTCTGTTATGAGGGCATCACAACGCCTCTGACGGCATTTAAAACGCAGTCTGTCATTAGTTACGACGGCATCGACCACGTAATTACAAAAGTCATTCCGATACACGAAGCCTACAGCACAAAACTCTATTCGTATGAATTAGAGGTGGTTTAATGTCTAGGGTGATAATTGACTTAGGCGGCGTTATGAATCGGCTCAGTCCGGATGCTATAAGGCGTGGTCGTTATGCAGTAGCTAATCAAGCAATGGCGGACATGAATCAATTCGTGCCGATGGATGAAGGCAATTTAAGGATGTCGGCCACGATTGATATTGACGGCGGGGCTGTTAATTACAACATGCTTTACGCTAACAATTTGTTTTATATGTACAAACAGAACTACACAACGCCAGGCACAGGCCCGCGTTGGGACTTGAAAGCTAAAAGCGTGTTTATGTCCAGTTGGATTGATGCGTTTACGAGAGGGGCCGGGGTGTAATGGATTTTTCGGATAGGTTGTGCGACAAGATCAATACTTTTCCAAGGCTGCCGATACCGTGCAAATTGGGTTACTTGGGTGTTGGTGAGTCATTCGTGTTGTATCCGTTGCCTGGCTCCCGAGTGACGCAAGAGTACATGGATGGCTCGAAAGACCAACAGCTAAACTTCGAAATAGCGCTCCAATCGAAATCTCACCAAAGTATTAATGACACTCTTTGGGCGGTGCAAACGAATTTGGAAAACGCAAAAACGATATTCAGTGAAGATGGTTCTTTTGAATTCGACGAACTGATCATCACCAACAAACCATTCATAAATAAGATTGATGACCAAGGGTGGTTTGTTTTTCTACTGAACGTGCAAGCGAAAATTACAACATTCTGAGGAGGAAATTATAAATGGCTAGAGAAAAGAACGCACTACGGGGTCACTTTATTCAAGCATACGTTCCAGGAGTTGAAACACCGGTCGAGTTGGATTGGTTAGAACTAGCGAAATACATTTCCTCAATCTCTGATGATACGAGTGAAGAAACAGAAGACACGGCGTTCTATGATTCTGATGGCACGCCAGAAACGTCAGTAATTTCAGTTGCTGGCGCTTATTCTATCGAAGGACAATATGACCCGACAGATGCAGCGCAAGAACTAATTGCCGGCATGAAATACAAAATCGGCGAAGGTCGTAAAGTCCACCACAAAATTGTATCTGCTACAGGCACGAAACAGTGGGTCGGTCGTGCCACTGTAACAGGTATCGTTGCTGGATCTGGTGACGCGTCTGCTTACGAGACATTCTCTTGTAACATCCGTTACGACAGCATTCCTACTGAATCTGTTCCAGTTGTAATTCCTTAATAACGCACCAATAGCACAAAACTAATGAAAGGGGTGTCCAAACGGGCATCCTTTTTTCTATTTAATCAAAGGAGGAATTTATATGTCAGAAGTAGTAAGCATTGATATTCAAAGATCCGGTTTCCCTATAAAACTAGGTAAGATTGAACTTTGGTTCGACACTTCGTATGAAAACTTGCTCACGTTTTTCAAGGTAGAAGAGTTAGCGCAAGAAAAGTTGAAAGAGGCGCAAGAAAAAGCCCAAAGCCTACAATTCCCCGACGAAATCAACATTGAAACATTAGATGAAAAAACAATGAACACGGTAAATACGGCGTTCGACATTAACAAAACTTACATCGGCGCTCAGTACGATATTATTTTCGGAGACGGCACGTTCGACAAGTTATATGAAGCGCACCCGGACATTGCAGCGTTGGAGCAAACGCTCGAAATCGTAGGCGTGGCAATCGGAAATAAATTAGAAACAATGGAAGCTGAACGCGCAGCAGTGACGGAAATCAAGAAGAGTCAATATCTAACGAAAAAGCAGAAGAAGACGCCGAAAAAAGCGGGTAAGTAATATGAGGCTGAACGATCCGTTAATTACCTCTTTCACTTTTGAAGATGTCGAGTACGAAATAGATTTATCTTTCGATAACGTTCTAGATATATACGACGTGTTCGACGACGCGGGATTAATGGAATATGAAAAAGGTGAAATATGTCTAGCCCTTCTATTGGGTGAGGGCGTGGAACCTACTTCGGACTTGTGGAATTACGTATATTTCGAATTTATTCACGTAGACGACAAACAATCTATTGAATATGACCGCAAAGGAAACCCAATGCCAGTTCAAAAGGAAAATAAGAAGTCTATCGATTTCAGCAAGGATGCAGAATACATATACGCGTCCTTCCGGCAGGCTTACAACGTTAATTTGCACCATGAACAGGGAAAATTGCACTGGCATGAATTCAAAGCGTTGTTGAGCGGGTTGCCAAGCGATACCGTAATGCAGAGGATTGTTCAAATTAGGTTGTGGGAACCGTCGAAGGGCGAAACTGGCGAATATAAACAAGCTATGCAACAGTTGCAGAAAGCTTATTCGTTAGAGGAGGAGGAGGTGGAGGAATAACATGGCATCTGATGGCAGTATTCGCATTGATATCATTATTGATGGAGACCAAATCACGGCGGCTTCGGCTGCATTAGCTGCACTGGCTGCCGCTGCAAGTGCGGCGGGAGGAAAAACACAAGGCTTAACAACGGATACGGAGAAAGCGTCTAACGGAATTAAAGACATGGCAATATCAATCGGACTTGTCGCGGTTGCGTCCAAAGCTTTCGATATCTTAAAGTCAGCGATAGGCGGGGCTATATCACGATTTGATACGTTGGTAGGTTTCCCTGTAATAATGGAACAAATGGGGTTCAGTAGTGAGCAAGCCACTAACTCTATCAATAAGCTTTCCGACGGCATACAAGGGCTTCCTACGACGCTAGACGGCATTGTTAAGAACACGCAAGGAATCGCAATACTAACCGGCGACTTGGACACAGCAACCGAAACGACGTTAGCGCTGAATAACGCATTCTTAGCGAGTGGATCAAACGCGGCAAACGCCGAACGTGGTCTTACTCAATACGTCCAGATGTTATCAAAAGGACAAGTTGATATGATGTCCTGGCGCACACTCCAAGAAACAATGGGATATGCGCTTAAAGAAACGGCTACAGCGTTCGACTTGGCAAACCCGAATGAGTTATACGCAGCGCTAAAAGAGGGCGATATTACTTTTGACGCTTTCAACGCTAAGTTAATAGAGTTGAACGGCGGCGTTGGTGGATTTGCCGAGTTAGCTGTAACTAGCAGCGCGGGTATAGCCACTTCGATGGGCAACTTGAAAAACACCGTAATTGTCGGCGTAGCGAATATGATTATCTCATTTGACAACTTATCAAAGGCGGTTACGGGAAAAAGCATTGCCGAGAATCTTGACGGTCTAAAAGTCGTCGTAAAATCAGCGTTCAAAGTTATGGGGACAGCTATTGAAAGCGCGGCTCCTGTAGTAATAGTGTTCGCTTCTGCCATTCAATCAGCAATTCCGGTAGTGAAAGCGTTGACTCCTGTCATTGTCGGCTTAGTGGCGGCGTATGCAACATTCACAGTCATAACGGCGGCATCGGCAGCGATAACAGTTGCAACCGTAGCGTTGTCGGCGGCTTCAGCGGCAACAGGGGCATTAACGTTAGCTACAAAGGCGCAGATAGCGTCACGAATAGTCATGACGACAACAGATAGAGCGGGGACAGTTGTAGTGGTTGCAAATACAAGCGCAGTCACATTAAGCGCCTTGGCTATCGGTGTGTTAACGGGGAAAATAACCCTGGCAACAGCGGCGATTGTCATCAAGACGTCGGCAACGGCGGCATGGGGCGCGGCATTAAAGTTCATGATGGGTCCAATCGGTTGGGTTACGGCAGGAATTGGGCTATTAGTCGCGGGTGTTATCGCGGTTGTTACGTGGTTTAACAAATCCACCGAAGAGGGCGAAAGACTAACCGCGGTTACTGACTCCTTGGGCGAGTCAACGGCGGCGCTAAACGAATCGTTGAACGGAACTTCTGCGGCTCACGAAAAGAATCTAAGTAACATACAGGGGACGGCAGCTGCGAACACAGACTTGGTTGCCAAAATAGAGGAATTGGTTGCGGTACAAGACAGATCGGGCGCACAAACAAAGGAGCTAAACGAATATGTGGGTCAGCTTAACGGGTCGGTAGACGGGTTAGGTCTGGCATTCGACAAAGAAACCAATTCATTGAGCATGTCTTCAGAACAATTAGCGGCGCGAATCACCCTCATGAAAGAAGAGGAAACGTTATCGGCGGCGAAAGAACGCGCCCTTGAAATATCAAAAGAGCAACACGAAGTAGATGCGAAGATGGCCGAAACGAACGCCCTTCGCGAAGAATTGAACCAAAGAGTTGAAGAGGGCGGCAAGGCAGCTAGAGAAGCAAAAGACGAAATAGAGAAGTTGGACGAGCAAGAGGCGTCACTAACGAAGACTTCCAAGGATTTAGCGACTCAACAAGACGAAACGGCGAAGCAAGTAACTGCGTCAGTTGCGGCAGTAGCGGAAGCCACTAAGAATAGCGTTGACGACCAATTGAGAAGCTATGCGAGTTTAGAAGACGGTCAAAAGGACATTGTAACCTCGCTGAAAGAAACGTGGTTGGATTACACGGAACAGGCTACTGATATGTTCGACAAGCTTAGTGATAAATCCAAAGTGTCAATAACTGAAATGACTACGAATCTTGAAGAGAACCAACGCATCATGGGTGAGTGGGCAACTAATATCGCCAAGCTTGCTGAACGCGGCATTGATGAAGGTCTACTAAACACGTTAAGAGAAGCGGGTCCGGAATCAGCAGGACACGTCAAAAACTTAGTTAATTCATCCGACGCCGAGTTACAAAAACTTAGTGGCTTATTCGCTAAGGGTGGCGACGTAGCGAAACAAACCCTTAGTAAATCATTGGGTGTAGAAAACGCTATCGTGATGGAATCTGTAGGTCACTTAGTAACACAAGCGGGCGACTCTTTCTCGACACAAGTTAAGAAAGCTGATTTTGCTTCTCTCGGTAAAGCTATGCCGGATGGTGCAGCAAAAGGCGTTACAGACGGAACAAAAGGCGTAGTCGATGCAACTAAGAAAATGGCTACCGAAACAGAAAAAGCTTTCAAAGGCGCAATGGATATCAACAGTCCGTCCGGTGTGTTTAAAAAGGATGGCGTTCATATAACAGAGGGTGTTTCGTTAGGTATAGACACAGGCACACCTAAAGTTGTCGCGACCATGAACAAGCTAGTCAAGTCGATGTTACTCCCGTTTGCCAACATTTCAGCCGAGTTCCAAAAGGTCGGAGGCTTCGCGGCAGACGGTTTAAACGTCGGATTGAATAACGGCTCGGCAAAGGTCATGGCTACAGCGAGAGGGCTTGCTAATAATGTTGCGGCTACAATGAGAAACGCATTAGACACTCATTCACCTTCTAAAGTGACTACCGAAATAGGTAAAGACACAGGTGACGGACTGGCTATAGGTATTGAATCTACTAAAGAAACTAATAAAAAAGCAGTGAACACTGTTGGTGGTGCAATCAAAGAGGCGACCAAGAAGAACGTTGCGGAAGTTTCGAAGATTGCTGCCGAAGCCGAGAAGAAGCGAACCGAGATACAAAACGACTACGCTAAAAAACGGATTGAACTTGCTCGGAAGTCTGATCAATCTGCCCAATCCGCACTGAAGACTTCGAAGAACAAAAAAGGCAAGATTGTTACGACAGGTACGCAAAGAGTCCACAATATCCGCGCGGACGCTTCTGTCAAATTGATTAAACTAAATGAAGACGAGCAGAAAAAACTTGCTACCATCAATACGAAAGCCTGGGCGGATATGCAGAAGAAAGAAAACGAACTTTCCAAGGCAAGGCTCGAAGCGCTCAAAAACTTTGTAGCTGATAAAAAATCTACCGAGGGTCTTTCTGCGATAGCTGAATCGGACGCGTGGAGAAAGTCGTTGGTCTTATTCCAAGAAGGAACCAAGGAAAAAATAGAAGTTCAAAAGAATTATCAAGCGGCATTGAAGTCTGTTAATGATGAAATGTTGTCTATCAACAAAGATTATCAAGGGCAAATGAAACAAGTTGATGATGATTACGTTAAAGAAGCAGAGAAAATCAATAAAGATTATGATGCCGTCTTCGAGAAAAGGTTCTCGTCGTTTATGTCTATTGCTGGGACGTTCGATGCTTTCAAAGCCGAACTAACACGGACAGGATCCGAGTTAATGGAAAACCTCCAAAGCCAAGTGGACGGTATTAAAAGTTGGCAAGCGGAGTTTGAAAAGGTGTCCCAAAGCGGCATTGATGCTGATCTGCTGAAAGAGTTATCCGACTTGGGAGTTAAGGCTTTGCCCGAACTCGTAGCGCTCAACAGCATGACCAGCGAACAAATGACAAAGTACAGTGAGTTGTATCGCGAAAAGGCTCAATTAGCAAGAGAGCAAACCACAAAAGAATTAGAAGGCACAAGAAAAGATGCTGATAACAAATTGCTCGAGTTACGACAAACGGCGGACGCGCAACTAAGCAAACTCCAAACTGAGTGGATGCTGAAAATCAAAAACTTAACGTCCACAACAGCCAGTGAATTGTCATCCCTTAGACAAATTGGTATAGATGCAGGACAAGGGCTTCTGGATGGTTTAGGAAGCATGGAAGGACCACTAATCAATAAGGCGCAAGAAATAGCTGATGGTATCAAAAATGCCATTCAGAGCGCTTTGGATATTAACTCTCCGAGTCGTTGGATGCGCGATTTCATTGCGGGCAACATGGCAAAAGGTTTTGACGCCGGAGTAGATAAAAACAAGGCGTATCTGATGAAGTCCGCAGACCGTCTAAGCACATTCATGAAGCCGGAACCCATTGTTAATCTGCCAGGTTCTAGGGCAATGTCGGGAGTCAATAACAATACTAGCAACAGATATGAGATAGACAAGTCCAGGACATCCCACACGCAAGTTACAGTTAATTCGGAGGGTGAAAAACAAGACCTCGAAAGAATGTTTAGAAGAATGGCGTTCGAATCTGGCTTATAAGGAGTTGACGAATTGATAACGAACTTAAAGATCACCAACAAACGTGGAGAAGAGTTCGAGTTCGGACTCCAAAATCGGATAACGAAAGGTCTGAATCTGAGCGGACTAATCGCTGATGTAAACTTTTCGGCGGGGTCCGGCGCGGGGTCCAAATATCAGAATACGCGCCTTTCTAACAGGGAGTTCGACATAGAATTCAAAATGATGAAAGCGCAATACGATGAAATTCAAATGGATAGCAAGCGCGGGGACTTGTACTCTATATTCAATCCGGAGTTAAACCCCTTGCGTCTCGACATCACAATGAGCGACGACAAGGAATATTATCTGACCGCTAACCTACAAAGCACTCCAATAGTCCCACCCGACAAGGCGGCAAACAATAACGGAGCATGGCAAAATGTGCTGTTACAATTCTTGGCGACAGATCCTTACATTTACGAAAAGGATTCGCGTAGGGTTGAAATCGCAGAATGGATCGGGGCGTTTGAGTTCCCCCTATGTATCGAGTCGGGCGTAGGCTTCGAGGTTGGTTACAGGTCGCAAAGTATGTTCGTGGACGTTGATAATGCAGGACAAAGCAGGACGGGGATGCTGATAACTTTTAGAGCGTCGGCAACCGTCACGCATCCAGCGTTGATAAATGTGGAAACACAGGAAGAATTGAAGCTGAACATCACAATGACAAGAGGTGATGTAATCGAGGTTTCAACGTATGACGGAGCGTTCGGAATAACCCTGATTCGGGACGGTTCACGGAGCGACTATTTCAACGCAATCGGCTTGTATAGTACATTCCTGCAATTAGAACCCGGCAACAACACCTTTAGGTATGACGCACTTTCCGGTGTAGATAACTTGGAGATAACATTGGTGTATCAAGCTAAGTCCGTGGGGGTGTAGTAGTGTTTCTGAATATATTCGATGAATCATTCAAGAGGTTGGGAGTTATCGGCGTTTACGAAGACTTGGATTTCACGACAAACTATCACAGTCACAGCCTATTAGTAGCGACAATAGATGCTAGCCCGCAGAATATTAAACACTTTGTAAATAGTAACGAGTTACGCATACTAACGAAATCCACGGATTTAAGTAGGGGCTATATAGTCGATTACGCAGACTTCAAAGATGGCGCTAAAACGGATCTGGTGATAATAGCCAAGTCGTTAGGTGTCATGTTGAACTGGCGCATGATTGAGAGACAGCAAGTTTTCACGGGTAACATTGTCAGCGTCATGAATAAATTTGTCGAGCCGTTTATAACTACGAGCCAAAAATTGAATAGGATACTCCCTAACTTAGTAATAGGTCCGTCAGAAGTTATCAATATAAACATCGAGGCGGCATACACGGACAAGCCACTTGATGAATCACTATGGGATATATGCGTGAAAAACGAAATATCCTATGAAGTTCTCATGAATCATGAAGCTAAGAAGTATGAGTTCGTTGTTTACTCGGGCAAAAACAGATCAACCTTGCAAGCGGAAAACCCTCACGTCATCTTTGCAACCGTCTTTGGTAATGTCATATCACAATCTTACTTGGACGACAAAAGCAATTACAAGAGCACCGCATATGTGGCGGGCGAAGGTGAAGGTGTCGCTCGAAAGGTTTTAATAATCAATGATGAAGCGACTGGCTTTGCCCGTCGTGAGGTGTTCTTCGATGCGAGAGACCTACAATCAACATACAAGAATAGCAATGACGCAGATGTGACACTGCCTCCTTCCGAATATGACGCATTACTGAGAGAGCGCGGGTTAAACAGGTTAGCGGAATACCCACACATTCAAACCTTCATTAATGAAACGGACGCAACAGCGCAATACATTTACGGCAGAGATTATCTCCTGGGTGACGTTACAACGTCCAGAAATGACAAGCTAGGTTTAATCATGCATTCAAGGGTTGTAGTGGCGAAAGAGAATTACAGCAAGAGCGGCTATTCATTACATGTAGAGTTTGGAACCGCAATCCCAACACTCTTTGATAAATTGAAAAAGGCGGTGAGGTAATGCCATTAATAAGTGGTTTTTTTGACAGTGTTAATAAAGACCGTGTTTATAACGCTAAGTTCCTAGCGCAATTCCACGGCGGTTTAGTTGGCAATGGTATATATCCTAACCCTTCAAACAACTTGCAAGTGTTGGAAAAAGAAAACATGATGACTGTTGTAAAGGTCGGAAAGGCATGGATCAACGGGCACTTCGTTATTAGTACGGACGACTTTATAATTCAACATGACATGGCGGACGGCGGGCTGAGTCGTATTGATAGGGTTGTCTTGCAACTCAGCACAGCAGGAAGAATGATTGATATCGTAGTTAAAAAAGGTGCATTTTCAAGCAACCCAGTTGCGCCAGTTGTTTTGAGGAACGCAGACTTCTACGAGTTGGTGCTTGCAGATGTTAGGATTGGCGCGGGACAAGTTCAAATACTGCAATCTAACATTACGGATCAACGTTTAAATAATGCACTGTGCGGCATCGTGCATGGTTATATCGACCAAGTAGATACGACTACTATTTTCAATCAATATCAATC